GTGCGGTTGTCCGCTTCGCGGCCATGGCTTCGCCACCCCGCACCGCTATTTTGCCGTTCCCGTCGCGGCTGCGCCGCGCCGGGGCCCCAACGGCAAAACCCCGGCGCTCTTTGGTTACTTTCTTAACATTAAGAAAGTAACGCCATCGGCAGATTTCGTAATCAGCCCCGCGAAAGCGGGGGTTTTCCTCTTTCCCACACGCGGCTTCCGTTCCCGCCGCCCTTTCCTACGCCATCGCCGGGCCCATCCCCGGGAAGAGCCCCGCGCCGCCCTGCACGGGCATTCCCGCGCCGGGCAAACCGCCCGGCACGCCACTGCCCACAAGCTCCATACCGGGCAGCACCCCCGCCGGGGGCAATGTGCTCGCTACCCCGCCAAGCTCCGCTTGCCGTGGCCCCGCGCTCGCACCCCGGCGCTTGCTCCCGTTCGGTCGCATTTCGCTTTGCTCCGGCGCGGCCCCCCGGCGCCTGTCCAGAATGGCCCGGAACTTGTCCTTCGGCATGCCGGAATTGTCGTCCAGCGCCTCCACGTATTCCTCAAATGTGATATGCTGCTGCGCCAGCGCGTTTTCCAGCGAAAGCTCGCGGGAAAGCACGCTGTACGGGTCGATGGGCGAAATGTCGATTTTTATGTCGACGTCCAGCGCCTCCAGCTCCGCGTGCGGCAGCAGCGTGCCGTCCGCCAGCCGCAGCCCCCGCACCGAATACGCCACCCACAGCTTGTACCAGATCATCGCCAGGTCCTCCACAAACTGCTTGTAGGCCGCGCTCTGCTCGTTCAGGCTGATGGCGCTCTGGTCGCGGGCCGCCTTGATGGCCTCGCCGCTGGCCTTCGTGGGGTCCACCTGTCCGGTCGCGGCCTCGCCCGCGCCCTCCAGCTCCCGGCTGGTGCCCACAAGCTCGGCCTGTAAATTCGCCGCGTCGCCGCTGATGGGCGCGGGGCTCAGGTACTGCACAAAGCTGCCCACCGGGTTCGCGTTCAGGTTTTTCACGCCGATGCTCGCCCCCACAACGCCCAGCTTCTCCGGCGCCAGCAGCTTGTCCTGGTCGTACACCACCGTGGGGAAGCTGTACCGCTTCACGCAGATGGCCCGCCGCGCCAGCGTGCGGTTCACCTCGATCTGGTTCGGAATCAGCCGCTCCACAACGCCCACGCCCCGGGCGCTGCCCATTTTTTCTTCCCAGCGCATGCCGCACACCGGGTAAACGTCCAGGCCACGGATGGTTTGCATGGGCTGGTACACAACGGCCTGTGTGGAGCGGCAGAACGCAACGCCGCCGTCCGTCTTGCGCATGAACAGAAGGCTCGTGCATTTGCCGCTGTCCGTCTGCACCTCGTCCGCGCCCGTCACGCCAAGCTGGGTTTCGTCCGCCTCGTCGGATACGATCCGGCGTATCTCCGCCTCGGGCAGCCCGTTGTCTTTGGCCTGCCTGCGTACGTTTTCCACCGGTACGCGCTCGGCGATGATGATCCATTCCTGTTCCTCCAGGTTCGGCTCCTGCTCGTCGGCCAAATACAGCGCCGTTTTGTCGATCAGCCGCATTTTCAGCCGCGGGGTCATGTCCGTGACAACGCTCTCGCTGGGCGTGCGCTCGTCGAAGCAGTACAGATAATGGTCGCCGGTAATGCACGCGTTTTTCACAACGGCCCATTTCTTGCTGTCCAGCTTGCCCTTTTCCCACTGCGCCGCCGCAAACGCCGTCAGCGCTTCGCAGATCTCCGCCTTTTTCGGGTCGTTGTCCATCGGAGAAAACAGGATCGCGGTGTCGTTCATCGCCACCATCACGATTTTGTAGCGGCAGATGGGCTTGATAAAGTTCAGCATGGGAAGCTCTTCGTCGCCGGCCTGCAGCCCGTGCCATTGGTCGCCCTCGTAAAAGCGGTGGCACTTTTCCGCCTGCGTATACATGTTCGTCCGGTTGTGATGGTCCTTGCCCGCCTGATACCTGCGCCAGATATCCGTACATTCCTTTTCCTGCATCATTCGATCACCTTCTGTCCTTTCTCTGTCCCGTCGTATGCGTCGATGTTCGCCAGAATCGCGTCATATTTGTCCGCGCGCCATCCCTGCGCCCCCGCGGGCGCAGCCGCGTGCCCGGCCGCGGTCTGCTGTGCAAAGCCGCCGCGGGCTGCCCCGGCCGCCTCCGCCCGCGGGGCTTCGCCGTCCCGCGGGCCGCCGTGCCTGGGCCGC